ATATAAATGTATAATAATATAATAAGTATGGAAATTATAATAGTCATTGCAGCAGTATGGATATTCGCTAAAATAGTAAAAGCCTTGCTGAGAGGTTATGGAAAAAGTAATTTCAAGGATGACAGGTAACAGTATAAAAGGAATCTTTGTACCCTGTTGCACAAGCAACCTGGAGTCATACAACATTGGTAACAATCAATGCTGCCAAACCATAAAAGTTCGTGCAGCATTGATAAAAAGGCGATTGCATATATGCCAACCGTCGGAAACCTTATGAGTCTGCGCCCAACATTTCGGCTGCATAGTGCCGGATTTGTTCCATTGTCAGCCATTCAGGCTTTTCGCCTGCACCGAAACTTTCATGAAGTTTTGTCATAAACTCTATCTGGCGTGTTTCATCGCCAGCCCACAATACCTTAGGGTGCCTGCCACCATAGTGAAGATAATAATCACAATCAGACTGGAGACGTGATAATAACATATACCGGAATGTCTTGTCTCGATTGACTAACTCTTCAACTGTCAAACGGCCATTTTCATTTGTCTGCTCTGTACTTGATTTCATTTCCTTGTAAATTAATCAGTTACTTCATAAAAATAGTCCAATTCGTCACCTTTAAGGTTTTCTTGAGCATAAAGGTCAGCCTGTTCCCAAAGGCTATTATACAGCGTTGCAAACTCAGGGCATTTCTCATGATATTGCCATATCTTATGATTAAGCACAAGAATCAGTTCGGTAAGATACTTGTAATGCTCTTTCCACTCTTCAAAAGCACGATTGAATGTGTCCTGAATAGCTGACAAACCAAATCTGTCAGCTATTGTAAAGTCTTCCCAAAAGGTCGTCTGCAACTCGTAACCGTTCTCCTGCATAAATTCTTTGAATGTCATAACTATGAAATTTAAGTTGTTTTATTTTCCCTCTGGTCGCATCCTGGACCGAAGGCTGATTATTTTTCTGCCCGAAGATTGACAAACAGTCCGGACAAGGATGATGCGAAAAATACGCTTTCGAGAAAACGAAAGGAAGATTTTTCAGCAGCACGCTCGAAGCAGGCCTTGGCAGGAATAAGAGAAGTCAATCGAACTTTGCAGACAAAATAACCGCGTTTCGGATTGGATTGCACATCAAGGAAGATGCTGGTCAAGATTTATAAGCGGATATGCCGGTATGGCCGGAATATATAAAAGGCAATTGAACTACAAAGGGAAAGTACCGGGGGTGTTATAAAATGAACGCTGCAGCAAAATATACATCAATCATGCTGCAACGTCCATCATAGTTGTCAGTTTTATAGATTTCTACGCCCACGTATCTTCCATCCGTACACCTCTGCCACGTGCGGATATAGGGAACGTGTTCTGCGTCTGAAACCGGCTTCATCAATCTCATAGTTATAAATCATTTCTGCAATATGTTCTGCATCTTCTCTGTCTTTAGCGATGCGATAAAGAGTATAGTTCGTACCATCGTGGTGCGACATACGTCCCCTGATATTATAGCCGTCTCCGTACCACTCAGCTATCTCACATTGACTATACAGTATATTGGCAATATTATTTCCTAAAATCTGAAACCCTTGCCGCCGGCCATTCCAAAGACCGAGGTCACCAAATACTATAATAACGCCGTCGATAATCTTGTTAAGATTACTGCGTTCGTCTTCAAGTTCCCGGCGAAGTTCGTCGGCTATATCTTCCTCTGACAGTACATAAGAATCATCGCCCAACAATTCACGTTTAGACTCCTGCATTTCTGATTTCGTCTGTTCATCAAAAACAACTTCACTTGACCAAATAAACATCTGTTTCATAATATAAAAATATAAGTTATACATTCTGCTTCATGTCCCTGCTTTTGAGGTCTTACCTCACCGGCAGGATTTTGAATTGACGTGCCTTGACAAAGGAGAAAAGAGGTGAACAAGCCAAGGAAGAAGCGAATAAGTAGGATACTGGATCATTTATGTTTAAGAATTGTTGGCGAGTAAACGAGTTGATGATTCTTAACAGAAAATGATAAGCTCCTTGACGGTTCACCTCCTCCTTAATTTTGCACGTACAAATTCAATATCTGCGGTGGTAGAAACCCGGAATGACGTGATAAAAATGGAACTTCTGAAAGTGTGTAGAGATATAAAAAAAGCGGCCTGAAGGCCGCCTGTGTATGTAAAGGCAGGATTTATTTCCTGCCCTTTTTGCCTTTGGGAGCTTCCGCAGGAGCTTCTTCTTCCTTTTCAACGGCCGGATATAACTTGGTGGCCACCATTATAATGCGGTTCTTCTTGACACCGTCCTTGTCAGTCCACTCTTCAGGCTTGAAGTAGCCTTCAACTGTAAGCAGCGTTCCTTTGGTCAGATTCTCGAACGAAGAAGTGTTCTCGTTCTTTCTCCATGCTTCAATATTCATGAATGCCGATACATAGCTGCTTTCCTCACCATTCTTTTCCTGACGGCTGACCGCTATTGAAAAGCGTGCTACACTTGCGGTGGTGAACTGACGGATTTCAGCATCCTTACCTACATAACCTGTTACGATGAAGTTGTTTTCTACCTTTTTCATAATCAATTGCTTTTAGAAGTTAAACATCAATTTTACGCTGCATGAAAAAGTAGGTGCTGTTCAAGGGACAAGCCAAGGATGTAGCGCAAATACTCTTTATTTTGGCTTTATGCCAAACCGAAGGCCTGATAAAGGAAGATTTTCGCATACACGCCATTGGCAGAGGCCATAGGCCACTCCCGGCTGCACACTATCTTTGCATCGGAAAATGATGACGACTTCGGACAAAAGCAATAATGAAAAAGCGGGAACAAACAACAAAAACAGGTTGGAAAAGGATGGAAATATAAATTCGTACTAACCGGCAAGGTACATCATAAAAATTGGAGCTGGCAGATTTATGAAGACAGGACAGAAAGCATCGGCTCCGAAGATATGGAGTATAAGGAAGATACGATAACACCAGGAGAATCTGGCTTGGAAAAAATGCAGCAGACAAAAGGCTGCCTGAATACAGGAATGGTCTGAAGGACGATGATGGAAATGCATCGGAGGACACCATATCCGCCTTGAAAAGGAGAAATAAAAAAGAGAAAAGGAATAGGAAAGTAATGAATTATACATCTGGCCCTCTCAGGCCCGCATCAATAGCGCTAATAACGTAAAAAAGGCAGAGGCACAGCCAAAAGAAAACGACAGAGATATAAACGGATACGAAAGCATTAAAACGGGATTTATGCGGATGCCGCTTATAACAAGGAATCAGGTTCCTGGAAGGAATATTCCAGAAACCTCACCAATTCAGAACTGGGCCATTAAAACCCGATTTTCAAATACCTTATTCCTGTCGCTTGGCTTGCGCAGACACACCCAAATATGATGCTTACCAAAACCATAAATGAAGTATTTATCAAAATTGGTTGTATGCCTTAGTCTTTCCATACTTGCACGAAGTTCTTCTTCATCGGAAGACAAAAGTATCACATTGATTATCCGTAAATACAGGGCTGTAGCTTCGTCGCTATATTGACAAAATATATGTTCTATTATCACATCCATTTCGACTATTGATTTAAGATTCAAGATTTAGCTCCAAATCCGGAGCGTCATTTATAACAGCCAAACCATCAGCATTATATATTTCCATAGTGGGACAACCACCATTCTCATCAGGAAATATACGTTCAGAAGTATCACGAAGGACTTCATTTCTCTCCAGGTGAATGCGCTTGTCAGTGACATTAGTAACATCATCACATTTCCAGGAACGCACGATAGCTGCCGCTTCCTCATAATTCTCTGCTTCAACGGTAAAATAATCACGTTCCCAGCACGTAACTTTACAATCTTGATAAAATCTAAAATTTCCCATATCCCAATATATTTAATCAATCGTAAATCGTTACTTCATCACGGTATTCGACAACCCCCTTACCGTTATCGAGCTGTACTACAATTCTGAGTCCGAAGTCGCCTACAACCGTTCCCTCTGTATAGCCTTTGTACGCTTCGTGCAAAGTGCATCTTGCACCAATGATTTCTGTCTGTTCTTCGTATTCAAACATAATGTTATCGTTTTGATTGTTATTATTTCCCTTATGTAGTATCAACTACTTCGGGGTTGATTAAAATTCGGGTGCTCAAAAGGTGTTATGGCTATTCATGCAAGTTTTCGTGTACAAATACAACCTCAAGAAAGGAGCGTGGAGATTTGTACGAGAATCAAAAGACATGAACTTGCTTTAATAGTTACCATAACATATACCTTTGCACCCCAATTTTATTCATAAGCCCCGAAAGTCTGATACACGGGAACAAACAACATATAAAAGGGAGAAGAAAGAGAATAAAAATAATGCAGCCAAAAGAAAAAATATCTTCTCTTTTGGCTGCATTATTATCTTAAAAAGTAGTTTAGTTTGGTTTGTTAGCCTTATATATGCTAAACTAAACTAAACCACATATAAGCAAATATAAAAATCTGACTTTATAAGTTAAAATGGATGTGAAATGATAGAGATAATATTTCCAATAGTGTCAACAATGACAAAACAAAGCCTGTTATATCAGAATTTACGCGCGTTCTTGGACTGAACAAATTGCTTTGCATCTCTTTCAAGCTCATACGATGATTTCATTTTGCTTTCTCGTAACCACAAGTTAATCTCTGATTTCAAGAACATGATCCGCTTTCCTTTCTTATGGAATGGTATCAGATGACAACTAGTCCATCCATAAACAGTTTGTTCTGCTGGATGACTTGGCAAGTACTCACATAATTCCTTTAAATTCATCCACTGTTCAGCAGGGGGTAGTTGGGATGTACTTGCTAGATTGTCTATCTTTAAATCAAGCTGAATAAGCTTATCTATTACCCACGATAATGCCTTTGGTAAATCTTCAAATGTAATGTCTCTTTTCTCGTCCATATCTTCCTCATTTCAGTTATTATGGCTGCAAAGGAAAAAGGATTTTTATTGCTGATTTATCAATGCAGAGCAGCACATAAAAAAGCATAGACGATTCATTGAGTACATAAACATACATAATTGATTATCAAAACATATAATGATACAATACATTATCGTTTTTTCTATTTATGAATAGTATCATAAGAAAATCATAAGCCATCCATAAATAAAAGACATAAAAACTCATAAATTATATCAGCCACAATACCAACTGTAAAGATAGATAAGTCCATACCTATAACTCTATTCCGTAGATGACAAATCTAATTTAATGGTTTCGGTTGCCTTCTCCTTTTTTGCATCAATAACCTTTGTATATATCTGAGTAGTTTTAACATTTGTATGCCCAAGCATTTTACTTACAGTATATATATCTGTTCCTCCAGCAAGTTGTAGGGTAGCGTATGAATGGCGGAAGCAGTGAAATGTTATATGCTTTTTTATACCAGCAGCCTCTATCCATTTCTTTAACGGCCGGCTTATCCAAGCCGGATTCGGAAGCCCGGCAAAAACAAGCAAGTTTGAATCCTGACGTTCACCACAGAGTTGATAAGCCTGTTCGGAAATAGGCATATATTCAACACCTTTTGTCTTCTGCTGTGTAAAATTGATACGATAACCTCCATTAAACTCTTCAATTTCAGACCATTTCATTTTCTGAATATCACAATGGCGAATGCCTGTAAGGGCCGAGAATAGAGCTGCACGTTTGAGTATTGGGCTACATGGAGTTTGGGCAAGACGATTGAGTTCATCAACGGTAAGAAATTCACGTCGGCTTTCCTTTTCCTGAATACCTTTGACTTTTGCAGAAATATCAACTGTCAAATATCCATCTATAAATGCCTGTTTTAATGCAGCCTTGAAGATTGAGAAATAAGTTGCAGCCGTATTCTGTGACACTGTACCACTTTTACCACCTCCCTGTGGTGCCGTCATCATAAAATTACGGAATGACTCAACCAAATGCATATCAATTTGGGCAAAAGTAATAGTATCACCATCAGCAAATATTTTCAGTAGTTCATGCACACGTCTCCAGTTAACAATGATTGATTCAGACCCACGGACATGACGAGTTTGTTGCACATGATTAAAATATTCGATGAAATTACAACGAGAACGTTCCAACATTTCTGCCTGTTGTGCATCTGTGTCTGAATAGAGAGCTGCATTATCGTATTCCTTTTGTCGAAGGCTTCTGACCTTGTCTGCATATATACAATTTTCTTGATCCAACTGCGATTTACATTGTATAACACCATTCATATCGCGTTTTGGCTTATAAGTATTTTTCCCATCTGCTTTCGTTCGGGATTTTTTTGATTTATCCCATATCGGAGTAGAAATTGTACGATTAAGATATTCTCGTACTCTTTGCGGAGTAGAAGAGCCTTTCTGAAATACTGGATATGCCTCAATATAAAGATACCATTCTTCCCGATAATCAGTTTTTCTAAGTTTCACAGAAACTCTTGTATTTGCCATAGCTTTTTTCATTTCTTTGCGCCTTTATATAGTTCATCAATTTCTTTTTTAGGTACATAAACGAAATTACCTATTTGTCTTGTAGGAATAGAGTATTTACGGATATGTAAATATACAGTGGAATCATTTAAGTGATATTTTTCTGCAATTTCACCAATAGTATAGCAATCCTCCGGTTCCAAACTATAAAGCTTTGCCACAGGTTTTGATTTAGTCAAAGCTTTTCTTCGTAGTGGATAAAGTTTCAGTAACTCCTCTTTGTTAACCCGGATTTGATTTACCCCAAGATTTATATGCGAAATTGCGCCTTTATGTATCAGACGATATAGAGTATCTATACTGATACCGAACAGGGCATAGGCTTCTGATACTTTGATATAATCTTGGTTATCCGGAATGTTTTTCACGATTTCATCCAAGCGTAGGTTTCTCTTCTCCTCATCTCTCCTGCGTTTATATGCTATATTGGAACAGCGTTTAGAACAATACCATGATTCTATGGTTTTAGCAATAAACTCCTGACCGCATATTTGGCATTTACGCTTTATCTCGAACTTTGCTACTGGCAT